TGTTTTTTATTGCATCCCATTCGCTGTAATATCTTCGCAATTCGCATTACTGTACCCTTATGTCTTTGGTGCTGGGGTAACTCTAAGATATTTAAAATTTCGTCTATGGTTACCCCTTCGTCCTGTGGGTCTTCTAATCCCTTTTTACATGCTGCTTCCCAAGGGTCTTCTATATGGAAACTGGTTTGGTATTCTTTAAGGTCATCGTTATATTTATCGTCTAACCACCATGTACTACCATCTTTATATAATGCTACAGCTTCTGCCCATAATTGGTCCCTATCTTCTCGCAAAGCATCTATTTTTATTTCGTTCCCTACTTGGATGGGTAAAAATCGTCTGTTTTCATCATCAGACAAAAAACTAACTTCGTTCGTCGTAGCGGTAAATATTACCCTTCTGTCTTTGGTAACTGGGAGTCTACCGTATGATGGTCTATATCTATCCCTTTGGGAAGATAAAAACATTTTTACGTTCTCTGCATCTCTGGTTTTTATCGCTTGCAGTTCTGCTAATTCCCAAATCCATACCCCAGAACTATGTATTAACTGGTATGCTTCTTTACTACGTATATCTAGATGGGAATCGCTAAACCAATCTAGACCAGCCAATGTACGTAAAGCAGAAGACTTTTTTACACCCTGTTTACCTACCAGTACTAATACTGTATCTACTTTAGCACCCCCTACTAAACCCCTAGCTACGCAGGAAACAGCCCATTTTACACCAATTTCCTGTATCAGTTCTGTATTTTCAGAGTCGAAGTACTTGGGAAATAATAGATGCAATCTGGGTATACCATCCCATTTTAAGCCGTTTAGATAGTCTGCTAAAGGGTCTATCTTTTTTTGTCTTCCATACCAATGTAAAACGGTTTCCAGAGTCCCAGCATCTACCAAATTACCATATTTATTGCGCATGTTGTATTCATCTGCTAACCAGAATCGTAGTTCTGTTAGTATTTCGTCGTTTATTTCCTGCCCTTCATATAGTAACCGGTCTGCGAAAACATTATAGGCTATGCTGTCTGCTATCCTAGAATCATATTTTAAGATGGTTCTTATATTTTCCTCAGATGGGAGTACTCTACCAGCAGTTATTATAGCATCTGTATTTTTATCCCTTACAGGAGCTGTACGTTGTAAAAGTAAAAGTACTTGGTTTTCTGGTAATGTTTGTCGTAGTTTTTGAAAAATCATAATTTCCTCATTATAGTGTATTGTTGTTAATTGTTAAGGTCATTTTTTTGTTATTGTTGTTATAAATTGTTTACAAAGCCGAACCATCCACAACTATTTTTATGGTTACATTCTGCACTTTGTTTTTGTTCAGGGTCCAATCCAAACCATACAGTATTACGATTACATTTAGGGCATTTAATTTTACGTGCTATATCGTCTTTTATTACAGCCCCTAATTCGTATGCTTTACGTGTTCTGGCTTCTCTAGAATTCAATCTTTTATATTTCTCTAGTCTTTCCTGGTCTGCTTTGGGAAGGTCTAGTAAAAGTTCCTGCTGTCTTCTTCGTAAATCGTCTTTTATCTTTGCTTGAAATTTCTTCTCTTCTCTAATGTCCTGTACGATATCGTCTAAGTTCAGATATACAAGTTTATCCCATGCAGATACCCCCCAGGGTTCTTTATCTGTTTTCGATGCCTTTACGTAATAACATCTCCCAGCATCTTTACAAACTTTATCTGTACCTTCATGTCCTGTAACTTCTGAAAACCATCTTTGGCCAGCTTCCCAATAATCTAACCAATCTTCTTTTTTAACAGGTTTTTCTAAAGGAAAAATTAACCGAAATTTCCAATGTTCGTCTGTATGGTTATATGTTTGATGCCAGTAATATATATTCCTGTATACTATCTGGGGTTCGATATCCCAATATACAAGACCATCGTCTATATCAAAGACCATAAAATAAATATTTTCTACATTGGCTGTACATCTAGTTCCCCTATATGTTACAGGGGCCCAAACAGGTACCTTATCTTTACTGGGTACATTTAAGCGACTAGCCCCAACAAATTTAAAAAAGTCCAGTACAGTACTTTCTATATTTTGTCCTCTCGTATCTAATATGTTTCTGCTTCTCCAATACTTTATTTTTTCCATCTATATCCCCTAAAATAGTTTCAATTGTTGTTGGTGTTTTTCTAATCGTTGTTTTGCTGCTTCGTAATAATCTGTATCTAGTTCGTACCCATCTAGACTAAAAGCCAATAGTTATATTTAAGTTTTAATCTGTGTATATTGTCGTTTTTTAATCTTGCTATTTCTTCCAGCAGTTCTAATAGTTCTTTTTTGCTGGGAATTATCGAACCATTTATAATTAAATAAATCCATTCCCTATCTTTATTTATAGCCAATAAATCTAGGTCTTGTAAGTCCTCAAATAGCATACTTTGTAGTACTTGGTCTCTGTTGTATATCATGCCTTATCTCCTGTAATACATTGTACTGCATCGTATAAAACGTCGTTTACATCCATTTTACTTTCTGCTGCTACAACAAAACAAATTTTATATAATGTTGCTGGCTTGGGTAAATACTCCCCTTCTTTATATTTCCACAGCTCCCCATATTTAAGACCAGATACTAATAGACGTTCGTGTATTCTATCTGTTACATATTTTTTAAAAAACTGTTTCATGTTAACCTCGCAGCAGCCTTTAAGCCTTCTGTTACTACTTGTTTGTAATCGTGTCCAAATTCTAGAGATATTGCCATACTTACATATATAATAGGCATTACCCGGGGTTTACATCCTGTTTTTTTCCATCTGGTAATATTCTTTGGGTCTAGTCCTGCCTTTTCCAGTACTCTATTTTCCTGTCCAGGTGGAATATATTTTTTTAACCAATCTATAAATGTCATAAATCACCATATTTTTCTATGTTTTCTATCGTTACCTGTGTATAGCTATCTTCTTCTGGTATGCCATAAAAGTCCTTTTGTACAAGTTCTGTAACTAGGCTATCATCTTCCCAAATATTACCAGCCCTACTACAGCAATCTAATATATATTTTGCGTAGTTATCTATATCTGGTCTGATAGGTCTGTATAATCTTTTACCCTTACATACTACTTGTTTATTCATTTTTAATGGACACTTTGTAACAGTTACTATAGTTACTTTTACTGGTCCTGTAGCCTTCTCCCATTTTTGTAAATCTGCACATGCCTGTAAAAATTTAGAAGTAGCTGTAACTTTATCTCGATGTTCATTAGAGTAATAAATACCAAATTTACCATGTCGTACCCTTGGCTGGGGGTATGGTTTACCAGGTAATGTAATTATAAATTTCATTGGTCCCCCTTTATGTAATCATCGTAAACCCCATTTTTTAGCATAATATCTAGTCGTATTTTTTGTACTGCTTCTGTTAGTAACTCTTCTGCTGTTATCGTATCGTCTGCGAATAGATTACAAAGTAGTACTAGAGTATCTAATCTTGGTATGTTTTTGCCATTACACCAAAGACTAATTAGGGCTTCGCTTTTCTTTACTGCTTCTGATAATTCAAATTGCGATAGTGTATTTTTACGTCTAATTATCCAGACCATAAAATTAGGGTATTCTGTATTCTCGAACATGTATTTCTCCTGTTATTGTTGTTTTATTTGGATACTGTAAATACAAATGTATCTATGCAGTAAATCAATTATCTGAGCTTGTAATTTTACTATTTCTTTGCTGTCATGTTCTGGGTCTTTCTCTTGTATAATCTTTTTCAAGTCCCCAATATCATACAGAATCTGTAGTAATATCTCTGTCTTCTCTTCTTCTGTCATAATTCCCCCAATTCTTCTAATACAGCTCGGAAAAAAGCTAAATCTTTACCTGGGTAATATTGTCTAATATTTTCTTGGTCGTTATCGTCTAGTATATCTAGGAATTGGTTTACATTACCTATATACTGCTGGTATGATAACTTTTTAAGTTCTAGCCATTGATAAACTACATCTTGTAAGGTTCTTGTATCCATTTTTTTTTCTCCTTTTTTTATTTTTCGTATTGACATGTAAATAATACTTGAATAGTATTAAAGTACTTACTATTATAATCAAGGAGTAACAACATGCAAACAAATTTTACAGAATTTGCTTATAAAATTCATTATCTAGCTAATACAGGACAGTTTAAGGTATTTCTTATCGTTCTTGTATTGGTTGGTATACTATCTCTTATAACCATAGACCAGGAGTAATAACCATGGATAAAAATATAATCGTCGAAGAAATAAAAGAAAACTACCATAAAATAACCTATAAAGGGAAAATTTTTGGTATCGTAGAACATCGTAGAGTATATGGTAATAAATACTACTATGCTCATATAGGTCCTGTAGCAGCAGAGTATAATACTTTCGAAGATGCTGTATCGCATTTATTTTGGCGTAATGGTTATACCATTGCTAGAGCTAATGAATTAGCAGGAATAAAATAATTATTGTCTGCTTAAAGTAGTTTTTATACCATCTAAAACACCATCCATTCTTTGTACTTGTTGTTCTAATAGTACTAATTTTTGGTTGGTGTTTATTATTTTTGTAGATAAATCATCGAAGCGAACCCCTAGATTTTCTAGTTTTTCTACAGCCTTCTCTAAATTTTTCGAAGTATGTTTATCTTGGCTTTTACGTTCTTCGTCCAATTTTGCTATAACATCGTCGTATTTTTGTCGTAATTTATCTTCTCTGTCTTCGTACTTCTGTAGAGTAGCATCCCTAGAAAGTTCGTCTTTTATCTGTAGTTCTTCTATTTTTTTTATGTATTGGGACGTAAGATTATCATGTTTGGCTTCTTGTTTTTGTAGCCAGTACATCATATAAGCAGCCAATAACCCTATAGGACCAGCATTTAGTAATATATCTGTAAACATATCCATATTACTCTCCTACTACTAATGTATATGTAAAATGGGACCATCCATTAACCTGTACTTGGGCTTTACATAGGTCTATAAATCTTTGGTAACGTACCTCGTTAGCAATTACTGTACAGCCAGCAGACCATTTATCTACATAGCTACTATTAGCCCCTGCTTTATGTATGTTTATCCCAAAGTATCCTATTTCCCCTGTTTCTGGATGTACATTTACTAACCCATCTTTATTACTATCTCGATAGACTTTTACTAACCCACGTTGTACAAGTGCTTCGTATTTTCCTCGATGTAAGCCTAGTTCATGACTTCTTCGATATTGTCCGGGGGCTAGTATTGCTGTCCCTGCTATTTTTGCAGGGTTTAATAGATGGTATGTACCTGGGTCGGTCGTACACTTAAATTTTTCCCATTGCCATAAACCATTTATTTTATAGCAAACATGTAAAACATCATCGAATTTATTTGGCTGGTCTGTAAATCGCTCCCCAATTATGTTAAGGTCGAAGTCTGCTGTACCATCGAAAATTACATAACCAAGGTCTAAACATCGCTGTAAAATTTCTGGAAGAGTACCCATTTTTATAGCTCCTATTTGGTCTTATCATAACAGTTTTTTATTAGAAATATGGTTAATCTCCATTTCTATCACAAATTCCCAATGAGTATCCAGCCATCTTTTACTAACTATCTGGGCTTTTTGCTGTTGTATATTTATATCTGTATCTGTAAGTTCTATAATATCCCCTACTTGTAACCATCCAAAGTAACCTACAGCATTATAGGTTACCCCCAATCTAGGCATACTGTTAAATCTTATGTATTCTTGGGCTATACGTGCAGCTGTAGCATAATCATAAACATAATTTAGTTCTATCGTTTTTCGTCGTAGTCCGTATTTTGTCTGAGATATTATACAATATTCGTCTATAACTTCGTTACTTAGTACCTGTTCTGCTGCTTGTTCTGGTCCTATATCTATAATACCAAAGTATGTTTGACTAATACCCTTCCAGGCAAATCTTACTTTAACTGCATTACATATATCTTGGGGTTCTGTAAGGGGTAATACAGGACCAGTACGATAAAATACAGAACCTGCTATAATATGTTCTGTGGGAACTACGACCCCAGCAGAAGCAATAAGGTTTAACCTTGGGGATAGTCCACTATTACCCTGTACTATCTCGATGGGAAGATATGGTAATATTTCCTGCTGTAACCATTCCAGCCCTGTTATATCTGGGTCCTGTAAATATCCTGCTATCTTATACTCGTTTAAATAATTTCGTATATTGTACCATGCATCGAAATCTATACTTATCCCAGTAGACGATAAAGCCCATATACATACATCCCCAGCCCCTTCTAATACCCCAGGTCCTAAAGGATTGGGTAAACCCTCTCGTATAAAAGCCCAATATTCTACCTCTTCGTTTTCGTAAGGGGCTACTAGTGTATTGGGGTTGGGGTCTGCTACAGAAGCATAAGTAAAAAATCTGCTTTCTAAATTTTTGGTCTTAAAACGTATCGAATCTATTAAAATATTTCCCTTCCCATCGCTTACCTTTACTTGGGTACTTACAGATAAATGACAGTATAAAGCAAACAAGTTTTGTAAAGATGCTGTACGGCCATAGTAATAAGCAGGAATTGTATAAATTTCATACCCATCTATAAACGTAAATTTACCCAAAGCAATTCCCAATATTTTTCCCTCTGTTAATTGGTCGTAATTTAAGCTAGGGTCTGTATCTACATCTGGGTTTACAGTATATCTAGGGTTTATGGAATTCAGAAGCGAAGTACTATTTATTACATTCTTAGACTCTAGACTACATTCTACATATTCTATAGGCTGTTCTGGATGTCCATAAACAGGTTGGGATATAAAACCCTGGGCTAGTATTATACGTTCTTCGTAATTTGTATGTATATCCTCTAGTATGTAACTTAGTTCTGCTTGGCTTCCCTCGATGGTATTACCAGACATCTCTTGTAGCGATATATTTACCCCAGCAATATATAAAGCCAATGGTACGCTTTTTTCTTCTATATCTATCCCAAGTAATTCGCTACGTTCCCCATATTGGGGATTATCTAGATGTCCTGTAAAGGGAAGATATACCCCATCGTCCAATAAATGTACAGGCTGGGTAGCGAATCTATAAGTATATGTACCCCAATGTATTTCCAATAAAAATATTGGCTTCGCTCTTAATAACTCGGTTCTGGGAAACATTATAAAACCTCTTCTATAGTTATTGTCGATACCCTAAATATTTCGTCTTGTTCTTCATTACCTAAGACGCTTTCTATAGTTACATCACTGGTTATAACTGCTAAAACCTGTTCGTTTTTACGTGCTAGTATATCTGCCTGTACACTTCCAGTACTGGCTAGTCTTTCGATATATGGCAAATATACTAGGGGTCTATATGTACCTTTAAGACGTTGCAATAGTCCCAACATAAATAAAGGTACGTCTTTATCTGTTGCTATCGCATCTGTACTAGATGTTAGAGCTGTCCAGTAATTAGGGTCTACAGCATCTGAGGACATGGTAGTAATATCTATAGGGTCTGCCCAAGATACTCGTATTGTTCTTTGGGAATCCCTTACATTTTTACTAAATCTGGTACCATTTAATAGCTGTTCTGAGATGGTCCCAGAATCTATAGAGATGGTTCTACCCCTTCCATATTGCTGCCCAGGGAAAACTACTGCACCAATACTAATATGGGAACATTCCATATAATTTTCTGCTGTTGCTTGACTGGCAAATCTTAATTGTAATTCATCATACGATAAATTATTATCCATATACATTATTAGGGTACAGGATGTTGGAATAATAAAGGCTTCTCTGTCTGTATTTGTTCCTGTTGTAGGTATTGTAACCCCTTTTTCAATGTAAAAAACTGGTTTTTTGGTACTACTATTCGATAACGTCCCTTCTGTATTGCTTACAATACGAGTAAAAACGGTAGTGCTACCATCAGTTAATTGTAATGTAGCCCCTGCATATTCGTTGAATTGTATATAAGGACCAATAGCAGCATTACTAGAATTAGGTATAATTGTACCTGCTCTTTCATCATAATAAAATTCTATACTGGTATTTTTATCTGCTCTTAGTGTAAAACTTCCAGCCCCTTCTTTACTGTATACTTGTATTCGTTTAAAGTTTATACCTGCAAGATGTATACCTATTACTCCATTACCTGTAAAAGGGCTTCCCAAAGCATCTGTAATACCATTAAATATTATTTCCTGGGTCGGTATAGATGTCCCAGCAGAAACGGTAATACTTCTCCATCCACTTTTTAAGCTCGGACTATTGACATAAAAAACATTATCTATACCATACTCGTATCTGGTTTTTATATTGTATTCATCGTTTAAAATCGCTGGTCCGTTTAAGGTTGTAATCCTTACACCATCTGCAATATAAACATACTTCCCAGCAGGGGGGTAATTCATGCTGGCTAGTTCTGGGGTATCAGAAGACATCTGTAACCCTGTTAAACCATCGCTAGATACCATAAACTCATAAAAATATGTACGTACTGTACCTGCATAAGTACCATGCCCAAAAGAAGCAGACCCACCAGTTAAACCAGTCCCCCCAGATGTTAAACCCCCAGAATTACCTACCTCTATGTAACTTTTTGTATGTCCCTGGGTTTCTGTACATAAATATAATTTACCATCGTTATTAGATATTGCTAAAATAACATCGTTTATACCATTACCAATATTTGTATCAGCAATACTAGTACCACTATGCATATCTATTAAATATACAGATGCTGCACTAATACGACATATTATACCGTACCTGTCTGTCCCATCTCCTATCTCTATAGATACATATCTAGCATCGCTGGTAGTAGACCCACCAAAACCAGCTTCAAATCTGCATCTACATATAAGTCCCTGGTCTAAAGTCGTAGTAGAATATGTACTAGTATAATATCGTTCTGTTGACGACGTCGTATTTACGTATAATCTACCAATAGATATACTATCTGCTCCAGTACCAGATGCCGTAAATTCTGATATACTACTAGGTTCGTTATATGGTATGTATGTCGTATTAAAGGTTATTTTTTTATATCTGTCCTTCGAATCGTCGATAAATGGGTACGTTAAACTGGAATATCCACCCATCCAAAATACACTTAATGTATCTTTAATACTTATAGATGTATCGAAATTATGCCCAATTGCTATACGTCCTGCTACTGCTGTACCTTGTATTTCTGTAGGTCTTTGTATGGTTCCAGAACTATCGGTAATTTGATACCAATAACTTGTACCACTTGCCATATATTCCCAATTTGTACCATCTTTCGATACTCTAGATATATATTTTTCTTCTCCTGTTAAGTTACATCTTCTAAAATAAGCATATACTATATCGTCTTCATCTACTACTATTGCAAGTTCACCCCCTGCCATGTCTTCATTATCTAAATTAGACTCTACAGTAACTAAATTGCTAAGTTCGCTGTATATTTCTGCATTTCTGGCTAGCGATATACTAAAAAAAGCATGTGGAATTTGCATGCTATGTATTATAGATGTTTCTGCGATATAAGATACATAATACTGGCTTTGTCTAGTCGTTAATCGTACTCTATGGTATCCAGAATCGAAATCATAAGCCGAAGTAACTCTAATAAAAGTTTGTCCAGAATCAACAGAAGCAAATTGGAATAATCTATTCTGATATATCCCAGCCCCCGAAGTGCCAAATCTAGTTTCTAGTAGTAATAAAACCTGTCCGTTTAGGGCTGCTATTTGTACTCCTTTTACTTCATATTGTCCGCTACCTGTCCCTGCTGAAATTTGCGTATCTATAAGTCTATTGCTGTATAAATTCCAAGTATCCCCATTATCTGTACTTCTATATGCCTTAAAATTTATTCTGGCTGTTGGACTTCCAGCTGTACCATAGACAGTATTAAAAATACATAAAATACTACCATCTGGTAATTTACATAAAGCTGGGTATGTTTCTGGAAGACTAATACCTAAAATAGGGTCTACTAAATTTGCGATGGTTACAGTACTATAAATATCGTCGTCTTCTGTCCTGCTATAAAGGGTAATTCTAGGTGTTAAAAATGTAGGTTCATCACTAAACACTGCAATTAATAACGTACCATTATCTAAACCTAACATAGATGGGTACTTATAATAGTACGATGTATTTGGGCTATAATCTGCGATATCGTAGTTAGTAATATTGGATGGTAATAGTCTACCAAAATCAGAAGAAGAAGCAGCATTATCTACCCAAACAAACTGACCCCCTTTACCTGCATGTCCTGCTCTTTGGGTACGTATCTGTAAATCGCTACCTGCTGTTTGTTCCCCTACAGCCCTTACTATCAGTTTAGAAATTTGCTGGGGTACTGGGTCCCCTGCTCTGTTTCCACTTTGCGAAAACGAACTATTAGCATTATCTATATTTGTTTGGTCTATATCGTGGGGTAATAAAAACCCACGTAATATATCTGGACTAGTATTATTTCCCATCTTAATACCTCGCTACTCTTTTAGATTTATTTATAACACCAGTTCTATTACTTTGCTTTATAAATCTATCGAAGTGTTTAAAAGGCTGGACTACTACGACGTTACCCATAGTTCCACCCTGTTGTAACTGTTGTAAACCCTCTTGGCCACCAATACGATTTACTGTAGCCCTATCTAATACAGCCTCGCCAGACAAAACCCGTACCATAGTTTCATCTGGTCGTAAATTATCCCTGTTTCCAATCATACCCCCCATGTCTGCTGTTGGGGGTGTTTGGGCTGCTACTACTCCTATCTGGGCTGCACTACCAGCAGTAATAGCAGCAATTTGTAACCCTCTTATAATTGGGGGTAATCCTAAGGCTGCTGCTATCTGTTCTGCTGCCTTCATTGTAATATTTGCTATAGATGCAGCTTGATTTACTCTAAATAATTTCTGTTGGGCTTTTATGTCTTCCTTATTCATAGCTGCATTAAATTGGGCTACAGATACAGCAGCATCTATAATAGCATTGGCTGTACCTTTCGCATTTTGTAATTTTGCCTGTTTTTCTTTTTCTGCATTATCTAATTCTTTTTTATGTCGTTCTTCTTCTAAATCTGCTATCTCTTCCCTAAATTTTACAGCCTGTATATGATGTTCCTGCTCTAATATTGCTAGTGTTTCTGCTGTTTGTATTTCCAGTTCTTTTACTTTTTGTCTATCTTGGTCTGTCTTTGCTAGTTCTTGAGCTGCTACTAATTGTTCTTCTAATTTGGTCTTTGCTTCTGTAATCGAATCTACCTGTAACTTATAATTTAATGCTATCTCTGCTTCTTTTCCTATTCTTTTTGCTTGTATTTGTTCGATGCTTTTTACACTCATTTCTTCGCTTTTTACAGCATCGTCTAAAAGTTTTTGTAGTTCTCCCAATCGTTTTAAATCGTCCTGTCTTTGTTTTTCCGCTTCTCTGGCTCTTTCCTGGGCTTTTCTTCTTCGTTCTTCTGCTTTTCTTATTCTTTCTTCTTCTTCTCTTTGTTCCTGCATTGCATCTAGTACGGCTTTACGTTCTCTTACTTGTCTTGTAATTTCCTCTCTTATATCTCTTTCGTGTTCATAAATTTCTAGATTAACATTACCCGAAGCTTTCATTAATTCTCTTTCTTTTGTTTTTAAGTCTAAAATTTGTTTATTTATTTTTGCATTACTAAAAATTAAACTTTTACTATCCTCTAATAACTTTATTTCATTTCGTACCGCATGTTCTTGACTAGTATAATTTTTTGACTGTTCATGTAAAATATTTAATTTATCCTGTGCTGTATTTTTTAATTGTTGTTCGAAGTCGTATAAATCTTGGGCATTTTGAATACTCTGTAATTCTACTTGGCTAATTTCTCCCCTGGCTACCAATAAATCATTTCTTAATTGGTTTGTAGATGTAATAAAACTACCCATTTGTCTATCTGCTTCTACTACAGACTTGGCTAAATTTTCGAATTCCTTCTGGCTTTTCTCTAGTTCTTGATTTAATCTTTCTTCGCTTTCTTTTAACATTTTTGCTTGTTCTTCAGCATGCGTAAAAGCAGCAATAAGACCACCTACTACTACAGCCCCAATTATAAATAAAGGATTAGATACAGATAAAGCACGCCCTAAGGACTCGACCCCAGAAGCAGCTACAGAAGCCTGCATGGCTGCATCCCCCAAAGCAGGACTAAATAAAGCTAGCCCTTGGGATGCTTCGCTAGTAAGTCTGTCAATATTTGCGAATTCCCTACGTAAACTTCTGGCATTTATTGTACTTTGTTTTGCAGCAGCATCTATTTGTTTCATTGCTTTTTGGGTACCTGTTGCTGCTTGTTTGGCTGCTTTTTCAGTTTGTCGTAACTGTTTATTTAAGCCCCCAATCATCTCCTTAATTTGTTGTTCTGATAATTTACCGCTTTCTCTTAGGGTCTTTTCCAATTGTTTTACATCTGCCCTATAAGATATCTCTATACTTTTATTTACGTCTGCCATACTATTTTACCTTCTTTGCTATGTCTGTAGCTGCGTCTGCTAGTTCTTCTGCTACAGAATCTGCTTTTAATTTCGCTGGTTTCCAAAGTAATTCGTTAGATACTCTGGTACCTAGACTAAATGGTAAATCGGTATCTACTCCTACTTTTATAGCCCATGCATAGGGAGCGGAATTACCTACTACTGCTTCTATATTATCCCCACTAAATACAAAGGCTGTATATAACTTTTCTTTACTTCCTTTGCTTTTTATCGCAAATTCTGGGGGTTTTAAAATACCTAGTCTTTGCATGTTGTACGATGCTGCGAAGGCTCTTTTAATTTTATATTTATCTTTGTTTTCTCTGTTTATATTTCTGGCTGTTATTCGTACCTTACCTTCTTCTGTAAGTTCACCAGTTTCTACGGGTTTCTGTACAGGCCAAACAGCATAAGCATCTTTATATATCTCTTCTGTAGTCTGTTCTAAAATTCTAATCGTATCACCAGGTAAAGCATCTAGAATATCTGTAAAAATAGTACTAGATGCTGCATCTATATCTATGGACATGTTACCCTGTTTTACTCTAATCTTTCTGCCCATAGTATGTCCCTTTATTTTTTATTCTTTCCTGGTTCCTCTTTAGTATAGCACTTTGATGTTTTATTTTTCTGTCTTTTCGTTGTTTTTCGTTTTCGTGAAATAATCTATATTCTGCTAATACCAATGTTTGTACAGCAATGTCCAAATTTGAAAACCAAAGCGGTTCCATATTCCAGAATCTAGAAATTTGTAAGCCTAGTAAATCGTATGTACCAGACTTACTTATTAAAAATTTGCAGCATCTTCTACCTCTTCATCAGATGGAAGAGAAGAAGACATAAGTACTAAACATTCCCTACCCTTTTCGTAAATATGCGTAGCTGTTACACCCTGTTCTAAAAGATATTCCATACATGCAAAACCATAGTCTAAGGGTTTACCTTGGCTGGGTCTATAATGGGGTATTCCTGTAATATTACTACATACCCCTATAGCCCCTGCACAAAGCTGTACTAGTTCTGCTCGGTCTAGACTACCAGCCCATAAAGCTACGAACTGCATACAGACCCCTAAACTTCTGGGTTTCTTAAATTGTACTTCTTCTATTTTTATCATGTCGGTTCCTTTTAGTAAAGTTAGAATTATGCGTATACGATACCGTTATAACATTCAAAAGATACTGTAATCTGGTTTGGGTCCCCTTCTGCGAAAGATGCCAAACATATACATGTATCGAAGGTCGCTGTAGTATCCCCATCTGTATCCCCTACAGCATCCCCATCGACTTCGAAAACAATATTAATTGCATATTCATCAGTAGCAACAGTACTAGATACAGATTGGTTACTGCTATAAGCATTGGTCTTATTTATGAAGTCCAGAACAGAACCAGCAGAAGCAGAAGTAAATTGTCGCATGTAAATCGTAAAAGAGCCTGTAATGGGTTGGTCGTCCCCTTTACGTACAGATACGATAGTACCTCTATCTCGAATTACAATTCTATCGGACTTTGTTTGATCGAAGGAAAAATTACCTTCTTCGTATGCTACTTCTAATGTAACTGGGGTACCTGTTCCATCTTTTAACGTTATTTTCCCATCTCTTCGAACTTTGGGAGCTGTTGAATATGCCATGGTTATCTCCTAAAAAAAAATTATATTGTATGTAAAACTGTAAATTCTAATGTGACTATCATATATTCCATGCTGTCGGGTACATCTCTAGTACTTCTATTGTAACGTACTTGTATACCTGATTGTATTCCAGAATAAGAACCAAGTACGGCTTTTATTACATTCTGTTCGACATCTAAACAATTGTCGTAATCTGTTATAATATCTTTGGGTCTTAGTCTGTATGCAAAAATTACCCTAGCAGTACTAGATATATATATTGCTGCGGCTCCTCTCATTCGTTCCCCAGAATCGTTACTAGTCGATATGTCGATAGTAAAACCTTTATGGGCTATGGTATTCTGTACCCTACGAAAATAATTGGGGGGTAATTGAATAAGTATAAAACCGCTAACTGTTTCTACTTTTTCCTGTATTGCCTGTCGTACTTCTGCGAAAGATGCCATGTCTACCTCGTCGTACCATAACGTCTACGATACATATAAGGACCAGGACGATTAAGATAAATACTGGGCTGGCTAGATTTACGTTTATCTGCGTTCTCTGGTTTTCCTGTATGGTCTTCGTCATAAACAAAATTAATAACATGAAATTCGTCTTGATAAAGTTTATAATGTTCCTGTGCTAGTTCCAAGTAACGTCCATTACTCTGCCCAAGGCTACTATGGAAATCTCGAAATATAAGATATAAACTTAGATGTCTATGGGCTTCTGCGAAGGCTTCTGGGCTGGTTACTAGATATTCATACCCAGCCCCAACAGTACGTAATCTTCGAAGTATGGTATACCATGCAGAGTCTATATACTGCTGGTAACTCGTAATAGAAGATGGTAACAAACTGGATAAATCGCTGTAAACCTCTTCTAAATCTGCATCTGAGATTACAGGGTATAATCTTCTTAGTACTACTGCTGCCATACGTCTAAATAAGAATACAGCCCCAGATATGGTAACCTTATATTCTTGTACGTATCCTTCTCCCAGAATCAAAGAAGAAGATAACTGGGCTGGTGTATGGGAATATTGTATAGTCCCATCTCCCAATATTGTACAGGGACCATCTTCTACTATGTATTCGTCATTAGGTCGTAATATGGAATACGTAGCAGAAGAAGGTACGACTTGGGAACCATCCCTATAGACTTCGAGTAAAGTACTTTGGGCTTTACCTCGTTCTAATAGTTCTGTAACTCGTACACGTGCAGAATATGGGGTATCAGAAGACATCTATTAAGCCTTAATAACTAATTTCCAGTCTGAACCATCGCATGCAAATAGAGAACCTTCCCCAGCAGCAACAGTAGCGATAGTAACAGCAGCAGCATCTTTTACAGTATAGCTATGGGTTACATTTTCGTTTTTAATAAAAAAGATAGCCCCGTTACGTTCTGCTGGTAAATTAATATCGTAAGCTCCGTCTGTATCTAGAATTTGAATCATAGAATCTTTGTATGTAAGAGTCTTGGCCCCTGTTATACTTTCTACGTTTACACCGTTTTTGAATTCGAAATGTCTAGCGACTTTAAAAGCCTGTGCTGAATTATAATCTGATGCCATACTAACCCCCTTCTGGTTTATTGTAAAAATACTGGCTATTTGTTTATATAAGATTTTTATCTGTAAAGATTATACATTATTTTTCATTTGTTGAACATTATTTATTTTATCCTAGACTCGTTCTAAGTCTATTTCTTATGGTTTGCTTTATTTAGATGGTTTCGTAAATTGCTTTGGGCTTCTCTAAAAGACATATCCCTACCAGATTGTCTAGCAGAATCCATTATACGTTTAGCTGTTCTATCGAAGGCCTTTTTATCGTTATCATAACTCATAATGTCTATCCTTATTTGTTTCTAGGTCCTGTAATGCTTTCTTCATGTCGTTATGTAAATCTTGTAGGCCCTTTAACTTCGCTGCTATTTCTGGGATATGCTGGTTACGTGTATGTCTTTCTATACGTCTTTGTACGTCCATCATTTTTCTTTGTATAAAAGTTTTATGTGGGAATGGTATTACTCTATCTTGCATTAATTTTAATCGCCAATTTGCAAAACTTACATGGTCGTAAGTTCTAACCAGTTCCCCCCCAATGTTCTCTAATCTGGTAAATTTATCTGCCCAGAAAGAACCTTTTCTAGCAGGATATTTACGTAAATAGTCATGTGTATTTGGGTTTATTATTGTCCAGCCCTTATCTATTATTCTAGTTCTGGCTAGTCCAGAATCTGGGTTAGCTGTATAACCTCTAGTACCATTTACCCCAGGGGTTTCGTGATGTACATGTAGTTCTGGTAACCAAACAGGTTTACGTACTGTCTTTGTCGTTTTTCCTGTTACTTCTTCTGTATCAAAATATACAAGCTCCCAATTCTTAGGATGATGCTTGTAAAAAAATCTATTATTCGCTCTTGTAGGTAGTGTTACCTGCTGCTGTGCTGTTTGCTGCCATGGTTGGGCAAATTGTTCGTAATCCATGTCGGTATCCTTTTTTATAAGTGTTAGTCGGTCCCTGCAAAAAAAAACTGCTAGGGGGGTCTGGGGAACCGACTAAGCCAGCCCCCCAACAGAACATAAATGTTTTTATTATGTGGTTGAATTAATGAGAACTCCTCTATCATCATCAATTACAGCCAAACCAAGGTAAGCATGTCCAATGATAGAAGTAAGAGCTTGGGCTCCTGTACGTTCCATTTCTACGAGTACTTTACCCATCTGCATTAATTCAGCAGCCCCAGGAAGAGAAGCAGGTACCCCATCTGCATAAGCCAAAGCACCTACGCCAAACATAGCAGACTTATAAGCCCCCCCAGCATCGTTTACGTAAGAAGACTTATAGACATCTACACCCAATAAGTTTCCAACGAATCCAGGACCTTTAGCCATTAACATGTCTTGAGTAGCAGCCATGTAACTAATTGCGTTACCTGTTTCATTACGTAAAGAGTCTTGTAGTTCTGTTAGTGCTACAGGATGTAAAATAGCAGCGAAAGGAGCCAAAGCACCCTTATTAGATGCTGCTTTTTCCAATTGGAAGATAGCAGAAAAGAAGTCATCGACAGACATCTGAGTAGATGCAGAACCTACAGTATTTGTAAAATCGTCGATAGCATCTGCTGTTTTATCTGCGAAAGATGCTTCATAACTTCCAGCCATAGACTGAGCTAGTCTAAATGGGTCAATATCTGCACCCCCAAAACCTGTCATAGATGCCAAGTCTGTCATCTTGTACATAAGAGCCAATCTAGCTACAGCGATATCTACATGTCCGTCTGTAAAATCTTGCGTAGATGCTGCATCTGCTTCATTTGTTGGAGTTTCGAAAAGGTCATAACCATCTAATCCAGCCTTACGTACTCGGATGGTATCAGAACCCATGCCATTAATAGAACCAGCATAAGAAATGTATTGACTATTACGAAGATTTTGTACATCTCGAAGAAGTAAATTAATCTCTTGACTTATCATAGCTTCTAATCTAAGGTCACCCTCTAATTTTTGAAAATTTACGTCTGTTTGTCCAAACGATATCCCTTTACCCATGTTTACCTCTATGGTTATTTGTGAATTATATTTTAATTGGTTGTCCTGCTGTTTTCTTTACGTTTTCTGCTGTTTACTGGTGCGACCATACATAAATATACAAACAAGTCATATTTAAAGTGTTATAACTTATTTATAGCATAATACATAGATTTATTTATAAACATTTTGGGGAAATTATCATGCGTCCAGACTTCGACCCTTATACAATCGAAAAATGTAAGGAACTTCTATATAAAGCCTATGAACTCGAAGAACAAGATATAGACCCCGAAGCCATCATGCGAATGTCTATTTTTATCTCTGTATTAGCTGCTCATAATTCAGGAACCAATCCAGAAGTATACGTAGATATAATAAAAGATACTTGGGCCAGAATGATAAATGCATCTGAGGAGCTGGAAGAACAAGAGACAGAAGATGCAGTATGGATATCTAAGAATCCCATTACAGACGAAGACCAATAATTTTCCTATTTGGGAAAATAAATTTTACTACTTGGGGAAATAAAAAAAGACCAATCATTACGATTGGTCTTTTACTTATTTTAACTATCTAACCTAAGGAGTATTTATTATGTCATATATACTATTAAAATGCTATCCCCATCTGCCAAATTAGCCCCGAAAGATAAACGAGTAACAGAAGATACCACAGATACAGTAAATTCGTCGCTATTAGCAGCAGAACCACCAAGGGCCGTTTGGTTTAACATAGCCAAACCATTTTTAAATACCATGATACCATTAGAGAAAGCAGAATCTACTTCTCTAGCCAAGTCAATTACAGAAGTACTCGAACCAGAAATTGTACTAAGTTCTTGGTATGCTTGAAAACCTACTTTAGCTGCTGTTACTGCATCGTCTGCAATTTTCGCAGTAGAAATAGCTGCACTTTGAATTTTAGCAGAACTAATACCCAAGTCTTTTACTTTAAGAGTATTTCCTACCCCATCGACTTCAATAGTACTATCGTCTACTTGTACGTCTAATACTCCTGCTGCGAAGTCCAAAGCAGCCCCATTATTTACTACTACAGCATCGCTAAGGATTTGTAAACCATCTCCTACAGATACTTCTAAAGCTCCTGTACCATCTTGTCCCAATCCATTACCGGCTACATCTGCTGCAATTTTTGCCTTGGTTACTGCATCGTCTGCAATTTTTGCAGTAGAAACAGCAGCATTAGACAATTTAGAAGAGCCAATACCCAAATCTTTAAGACGCAATTGGTCTAGATTAATTTCGATGGTAGCATCGTCGACACCTACAGCCAAACCAGTACTAGAGTTATAAGATAGACCATCACCAGCAACAGAAGAAGCTAGTTTAGCAGGGGTAACAGCAGAAGCTTGTATCTTACCTTCTGAAATACAAAGGCTGGCTAACTTGGCTTCTGTAATTGCTGAAGCTCCAACTTTAGCGGATGTTACAGAAGAGTCTTGTAATTTTGCTGTAGAAATAGCCAAGTCTGCGATTTTTACAGAAGAAACACTAGAATCTTGTAATTTACCTGTGGCAATTCCAAGGTCTTTAATTTGTAATGCGTTACTTCCATTTACCTCTATGCTAGCATCGTCTACAGATACTGCTACAGCATTGCCATCAATAAACAAACCAGAACCAGTTTCTACAGCAACAGCAGCCCCAGAAATTTGCAAACCAGCCCCAGCATCTACACTAAGAGTATTACCAGATTTATCTAGACCATCCCCAGCAGTAATTTGTCCAAGTCCTGTAAACTGTACGAATACAACATTATCAGAACCTAGCGAAGCAATTTCAGAAGTTTGTACAAAACCTTGGTCTGCATTATCAGTACCTTCTTTTACGAAGATAGCAAGACCGTTTAATTCGTCTGCTGAATTTGCATCTTCTGACCGTGTCATAGCCGAAGAAGAACCATTAAAGTCATAAACCCCATTTTCACTAGCAGAACTTTGGTCTTTTACTACAATTCTATCGCCAGACTGAATTTGTACTCCATCGAAGGTATCTGTACCTGGGTTGCTAAGATTAATGTTTGCTGTAGATGCTACTCGGGCTGGTTCCTTCCAGTATACACCAGAACCCACCAAACCATCTACATAAGACTTATTAGCTGCATCACTTGCATTACTTGGGGTTGCTACTTGAAAAGTCGCCCCTGTAAAATTCCAAGTACCTGTACGATCTACAGCAGCCCATGTAACAGCAGAACTAGCAATTTTTCCAGATATGACAGAACCGTTTGCTAATTGTGTACTACCTACAGCATAATTACCAATTTTTTCTTGGGTTACTGATTGGTTAGATATTTTGGAAGAAGTGACAGCATTATTAGATAATTTGTCGTTAGATATCGCAGAATCTTGTATCTGTGTACCCGAAATTTGAACAGCCATAATTAAACCTCCTATGTTATGTTATGTTATGCCTGAGTATAATCTACAATTAAAAAATCACCTGTTAAAGGTATAAAAGTAGTCGTAAAAGTCGTGCTAGTGGTTTCCGTAAAGGTTTCTCCCCTTACCTGTCTTTGTCCATTCCAGTATACACGAAGTGTACCCCCTTCGTATGAATTTGCTACTGTAAATACTGTCCTTTCACCATTTATATAAGTCGTTAGGTCTTCTTCTGTCATATCGGCTCCTGTCTGTATCTTTGGGTAAATAAATCTAGCCATGTCTATATTTCCTCGAGGGTTACATATACAGTAGCTGTACCAGATTGAGTAGCAACATAAATAGAAGAAGCCCTACTATTACCACGTCCTATACGAACTTGAAAAGCATTATTAGCAGGTACAAACATTTTATCTGCTGGCATTGGGTCCCCATCTGTACAACCGTTTTGTCCTACCCATAAAGCAGCAGAACTAGAACCAAAGGTAACTTGGGATACTTGCGAAGGTAAAGATATCTGGGTAGCATTGGTATCTATTACAATTGCCTTATAAAAGGGAAATTTGTTTTGTGTTGATAAATCTATAGCCATGTCTAACCTCTTCTACTATATTTGCTTCTCCAAGCCTTCTGTATCTCTTCTCGATTGGCTTGGTAAAAATCTGGGTCCTGTGCTGCTCTTTGTAAAATACTGGGACCATCTACAGGGGCTTTAGCTCCAGTATTTACTACTGGGGCTGTAGGTCTTTCTATTGGTTGTTCTGCTTGTACTGGTTGTTCTGCTTGTACTGGTTGTTCTGCTTGTAACGTCTGTAAATGAGGACGTAAAACCGCTGGGGCTGTACTTGGGTCTTGTACTGCTTTGTCTAACCAATCTGTAAGGGGTATCTGTTCTTTTTTCCCTACCTTCTGCATGCTTTTTTCATAGGCCCATTCTATTGCCTCTACCATATCCTCATCTACTAGACCATGTTTGGATATTGCTTTATATCTATCGTATCTGGAATTCGCTTTTTCTAATTGTTCTCGATACTCTTCTAATTGTTGATTAAGAGTATCAGATATTCCAGCAGACTTTTTAGCAGTTTCCAATTCTGTTTCTATGGTTCTTAATTTCTCTTCTGCTTCTTGGGCCCTGGTTGTTACTTTCGATATACGTTCTTTTATTGCAGTTTCCATATCCGTTTTTAAGACGTATACGTTACCTTCTTCGTCTGTTATAGTTCTCATGTCGGTATCCTATATTGGGGTTAAAAATATATAATATGTTACATATTATCTTTGTAATGTATTGTAATATCGCAGTATGAGATAAAAATATATATTTTATTACATAAATTCTGCTCGTTCTCTTCTAATCTTGTTTAGTTCCTGTCTTGCTTGTTCTTCTGATAAATCTGGGTACATAATCTGCATGGCTTGGATGGGACTAATTAAACCTGCTGCTAGTTTTTCTGTAACATCTTCTCTAGCTGCTTTGGTTTCTTCTGGACTAAGGGGTAAAGATTTATAGGCTATTCTATAACCTGTTTCTGGTAAAGATGTACCTAGGAATCTATTACTTAGTATTGCTGTTTTCGTTAGTAGTTCCTCGTCTGCCATACGAAATACAGGGGCGTATTTTCTTTGGCTTTCTCTTTGTCCCTGTCTAGATACAGCTAAGGCATAACCGCTTCTAGGGTCCCCAGAAGTTCGCTGTAACTCAGATGGGGAAATACCAGAAGTAGTAGCTACTCTATATTCATACTTCGCAATACTTTCGAGAAGGCTATGTACGTCTGCCCCTGGTTCGAATTGCCCAATTTGGGGCTGGGTATCTTCTGTTGGTTGGAACATAAGAATACTACTGGGGTCTGTTGCTATACCTGCCCTTCGTGCTGTTACATCTTGGTCTAAGGCTGTAAGACCAGATAAAGTAACACCAATTGCATATCTTTGGGGCCAGGAAGCATCTCTAAGGGCATGACTAAAAAACGAAAAGAATACAGCAGACTGCAAAGAACCGTAAACTAGTTGGGATTGGTCGTACGTATTCCATAATAGTCCTGTTTTTTCTGCATGGTACATTGTAATGGGTAAAAATGGTCTACCATTACTGTCTATGTATGGGTATGAATCTAGACCAATATGGGCTTTATGTCCCATGTAATCTTCGCTTACATCTATCCCTATACTACCATCCGCCCCTGCTTTATACATCCCAAATTTAGGGTTTTGTATATCTCGAATATCGAAAATATCCCATATCCATTCCGCTTTACCTTGGGGGTTACTTCTTAATCGTAGTTCTTGGTAATAATTTGGTTTATCCGGTAAATCTGGGGAACTATCGCAGATTACATAATCTGGGGTAACTATTCTGTATTGTATTCCAGGGTAATCTATCGCCATGCCTTCTGCATGTGGGTTTACATCTATACGCATGATACATTCCCTCATACCAAGGGTGTACTGTTGCATGCGTTGCATAAGTGGAAATAAACCAGCTTCGTTTACCATCTTCTGTAATGGTTCTATATCCCCTTCAATATTATGTACTTGGGGTCGTTCTGTATATAATACCGATAACTGTCTATTTACCTGTTCGAAGACGTTACTAGATAAATCAGATGGTCCCCATGCTTCTCTTCTATCTGTGGGAAGATGCCTATATAGTTCGTCTTCTAGGTCTTGTTCCCAAGTACCTTGTAACATTCTTCTACGTAGGGCTGTATGTTCCCATCTCGCTGCATCTGCTTGGCTTGGGGCGTTGGGTTTCATGGTAATCATTAGTATAACCTCATTTTACTAGGGGGTCTGTATCTATAGTCTAGGGTACCCATTACACAGTATCGAAGGGCATCTATCGCATGGCCATATTTATCTTTACTTCGTTCTGATTGGGTTCTCTTCATGGTCCAATTTGTAATACTGGATATGGTTGTTTTACATCTGGGCTGTATATAAAATTGTCTTCTTTGCATAATTGCATGTATCATACTAGCTCCAAAGTATACACTATGTCTATACTTTACAGCAGTTCTAATAGTCCAGCCCAAACCTTTAGGGGGTAATCTCTGTACTCTTTCCAATGCTCGCATTAGTATAAGATTGGACATTTTTTTAGCCTTCTTTTCGCTTCCCATGTGGGTATTATCTCCTGTCCATTCGCATAACTTACCATCTACCCCATTATCGTCTAACATCTGTAAAATTGCTGCTGCATGTTCTTCTGGGGTTGCTGTACCCCCTATTCGTTCATCCAGAACATAAATGGAAGGAGCTTGGGGGTCTTTCATATCCACACAGCATAATATAGCTATCTGGGTATTGGGTTGGCTACCATGGTCTATCCCCACACAGAATCTATAGTCGCCCCCTATTGGTACTGGCTGTCTAGATATCATCGTAACAGGGTCGAAACAATCAAAAATAACCCCTTGGGGAGTTACATCTAGAGAACCTGTTATACGTGCTTCTCTGTCTATGGGTAAAAAGTTCTGTGTAATCGTATCTATTTGCTCTTGGGATAGTAACGGTTTACAGCCTATTGGGGTCGTATCTTTTACTGTTAGGGTACCTCGATGTACTGATATTCTATCCTCTTCTATCATGTCCCTTAGATATTGTATGTTTACGTTCCCTACTGGAGTCATGGATATAGCCAATGTACCAGACTTTCCACCAGTACCCCCACGTAAAGTACGTGCTAGTAACTCGTTAAATACGAGTGCGTCGACTGGTTCGTCGATACATACTAAGTTTGCCGTCGCTGAAGCAAGCCCTAACCCTTGGTTAGCCGTCTTTATCCTGATAATCGACCCATTCTTAAAGCGGACTACTGGGGCTAAGCCCCTAAAGCCCTTCCCTGGGACAAATTCGCAATCTGGATGTAATTCGTCTTTAGGACACATGTCCCATAATTTAGCCTGTATGGTTCTGCTTTGTTCGTGACTATGAGTAACTAACCATGCTTCGATTGGTGGGGGGTCTGTCTTTAATACTGGATGTTTATTTAAGCAATGGTAAAGCAATAAAGCACATGTTGCATAGGTCTTACCAATTTGGTTCCCCCCCAATAATATTTTTACTGGGTTGGGGTCATTTATAAAAGCCTGCTGGGGTAACGTAGGACAAAAAAAACGTAAAGGGTCCTTCGTGCTACGTTCTTTTAGACGCATCACGTTTTTTATAAATGTAATATCTCTGGTTTTACTTGTTATGGTCATGTAAAATTTGTGCTAACTGGGGAACCAGTTCTAACATGTTTTCTGCTAAAAGGTTCTGCCATTCCGACTTAGTTATTACGTTATCGTCCTGCTTTGCTGCTCGCATGTCTTCTACTGTCTTTTTTACTTGTTCTATGATAACTTGGGATACTTCCCACCATGGTATCTTTAATTTCATGTGTACTCCTTAAATTAGTTTAAAATATATCATATTTTTATAGAATTGGTTCATATATACAGATTTTTATAAACTACAATGGTAATTGTAATTGTGTTTGATGTTCTTCTAATCGTTTACAAGCTTTTAAAAAAATATCTGTATCTAGTTCGATACCAATAAATCTACGTTTTAAATTTATACAAGCAATCCCAGTAGAACCACTACCCATACAGTTATCTAAAATTAGTTCTCCGCTATTTGTATATGTCTTTATAAGATGTTCCAGTAAATTTACTGGTTTTTGAGTAGCATGCCAAGATACAAATTCATTAGATGTTGGTCGTAGCGAATCAAATTCTAGTATACTAGATGGGTTTTTAAAATTAGGGTCGTATTTATATGCATCTACTTCGATGTATTTTAAACCTGTTTGGTCACTAGTCCGATTTACAAAAGGTTTACCGCTTTTTTGCTGCCAAGTCATAGCTCTATTTCCGTTTGTACTCCTTGGTATCATTTGTTTGTTATATGTAGGTTGTTTATCGTAAAATACACTAATTAATTCATGGTATCTCATTGGCTGTTTGTTTGCCTGGGCTATGTTACTTGGGTTGCTTTTTTTCCATACCCAATCGTATTTATACATTTTTATATTACTCATGCGTAAGTTCGAAGAGAAAGGCTCTTGACCAAATAATACAATAGCCCCATTTTTTTTTATTACCCTTTTATACTGTCCCCATAATTTATTAAAATCTATCACAGTATCCCATTTACATGAAGTAGTACCGTATGGAAGGTCGCATAAAATCATATCTATAGTTTTATCTGGTATGTTTTTCATAGCCTGTAAACAATCTTCGTTATATAAATTTATCATGTCGGTTCTTTCCTGGTTACTTCTTCTGGATGGGTATTACATTGCTAAATCTTCCCAGCTCTTCTATAATGCTTTGTCGTAAAACTGGGGGTAAATTTATAATTGCGTTTATGGTTTCTATTTTTAAAACCTCATCGCTAGCAGAATCTAGGGAATCTATCGCCCCTTCTTCTGCTTCGATGCTTCGTATATTTTCGATTACTGTAATGTATTGTCTTTGTAGGGCTGCGTATGCCTGCCATGATTGTGCTTGTTTTGCTTGTTTCATAGCTTCTAATAAATCTTTGGCTTGACTCTTAAATAATTCGATGGGACTTGATACTAGGGGTTCTTCTGTTTTCTCTTCTTCTGGTTCCTCTTTCCATACTGCATCTTTTCTAAAGCCATCTCTTCGCTCTAGTAACCATGCTGCTGCTTTCCAATCTTTACCAGATGCTTCTAAAATCTGCTGTAATAAAAATTGCTGTCTTTGGTGTTCTGCTTTTTTTACAGCCTTTAAAAATTTCAAGTACTTATCATTTTTTCTAGTAGCTGCTCTTCCCAATCGTAGCCAATGATAAATTGTTTGTACACTTACACCAATGGAAGAGGCTCCCGCTTCGTAAGTACATCCCTGCTGTATCGCTTTACAGAAGTTTTCTGTTTTGTTATTGTCTATCATGTTTGTTTTTTCCTTTTCTATCGGTTCTTTTCCTTTTTTTTGGAAAAAATTTGGGGCTAATTAAAAAAGATGGCG